CCGCGATGCACGGCCTCCTCGAAGTCGGGCTCGCCTTCTTCGATGGTGTCCCAATACTGCTTGCGGATGAAGATGGCGAGGTCAGCGGGGTGCATGTTGGTCCTTCTCGGTGGCATGCTTGGGGTTTAGGTTGGCGTGAGCTTCCGTCAGGAACTTCTGCACGCCCTGGAGTTCGTCGAACAGGTCGGTGATCTTCTGCTTCGGCGGCCGGTCGTCTTCCAGCATCTGTTGGATCTCGGCGTCCAGCAGGATCATCAGACCGGCGATGGTGTTGGCGAGGTGATGGACGCGGGTCTTCGGGTCTTCCCGCTCACCGTTCCACCACTTCATGATGTGGCGACGAGCCGCCGCGATGTACGTGCTGGCACGCACGCCAGCGACTCGCCAGTTGAATGCCCCGTACTTGGTGGCGCCCTCGTAGAACGCCATGGCGACCCAGGCAAGGGCGCCGTCGGGGATCAGGTGCAGCGGGATGCGGGTCTCGCCGACAGCCTGCTTGGGGTTGGTGTCCTTCCGGTCCACCTCCACCCCGAGAACCTTGGCCTTGGCCTTGCTGACCAGCTCGAAGTACCGGTCGTCGCAGGAACCGGACAGCATGCCCTCCAAGATCAGCGATCCGTCATGCGCTCGGACCTGGGACACCGTGGCCTCATCACCCGGGAAGATGGAGAAGCCGCTGTTGTTGCTGTACGGATGGCTGGTGCGACGCACGCGGTCGCCGATCTTGAAAGTCATGTCGTTCCTTTACGCGCTGAGGCTAGCCTTGCGCTTGCTGAGGGTGTTGGTGGTGTAGCGGGTACGGCTCCAGGCGCCGCACGCCTTGCAGTGGATGCGTTGGTACTGGCCGGAGTTGGTGCGGGAGATCCCACGCTTCTGCACGTCGGTCGACCCGCAGCAGCGGCACCGCATTTCCTCGTCCTCGTAGTAAGCGCCGAGGTTGGGGGCCTTGGAATCCCAGGGCCGCATGCGGTGGTAGACCTGCTTCATCGAGCGGACATCGTCGATGTTGTAGAGTCGCATTTCCTTTCGGGCCGCAGGGTTGCGGTCCAGGAAGGCGACCCACAGATCGAAGCCCGGGAACTTGCCGTGCTTGCGCTTCGCCACCGTGGAGAACTTGCTCGACATCCACTCCAGCTTGTTGCTGGTGAAGCCGAACTCGTTCTTCGCAGTGAGGAGCGTGTCGCTGACCTTGACCGGGCTGAAGGGCGCCATGCCCAGCAGCAGCATGCGGGCTCGGATCTTCTTCAGATCGAAGCGGACGCCGTTCTGTGCAACCACGATGTCCGCCTCGTTGAGCAGCTCCCACAGCTTTGCCAGCAGGTCGCTGTCATCGCGGAGGTCGGCCTTCTCGAAGGTGTCCATGTAGAAGAACTTGTCCTCGTGATCCCAGTTCCAGGTGAAGGAGAGGATGCTCCACTCCACCTTGATCTGGTTCAGTCCGATGTTCTGTTGCCACAGGCCCCAGTGATACGACTCCAGCGGAGCCGTTTCGATGTCGATGTGCAGGATCTTCGGCCCCACGATAGTCAACTTCTTCTTGTGGGGTGGCTTGGTCATGCGGTTCCTTTCTTGGTTGCCCTGGCCTTGCGGGCCTTGGCGTTGCGGGCCAGCCGTTTCTCCTCCTCGGTCTTGTGAGTCGGATGGATCAGGCCGGTGATGTTGGTCTGGTGCTTCGCGATGTAAGCACCAAGGCCATGGCCGAAGGCGGGGATGGACTTCAGCCCGAAGCGGGCCGCGTTGTTCTCCACCTTGCCGAGCAGTGCGTTGCAGCCGTTGTGCAGCGTGCCGCGCACGGCGCCGGTCGAATGGTCATGGTCCAAGCGGGCATTGGTCGGCGTCAGCGGCAGACCACAGAGGGCACACTTGCCACCCTGCGCCACCAGCTGCGCCGACCTGATACCAGCGACCTCCGTCGCCTTAAGTTTCCGCATAGGACTGGGCCTTCGCGACACGGGATTCGATCTCGTAGACAGCGCCCTGGTGGGCCAGCTTCGCCAGCGGGCCACCCGACTCCATGCAGTCGAAGACGTTGCCCGGGATGCGACGCAGCCACAGCAGGATGGCCTGCTCCAGCAGCGCGACCTCGGCCCTCTCGCCCCAGTAGCCCCGGTAGAGTTCCAGCACCACATCGAACGCCTCGGCCTGCGACTCGACCATCGCCAGCAGCTTGCCCGCCGTGACCTCGCCGCACAGAGCGAGGCTGCCCTTCGGGTTCACGTACTTGGGCAGGCCCGGGATGTTGTCGGCGGTGTCGCCGTGCAGCATCTGCAACCAGAACCACTTGCGACCGTACTGCTTGCCGTTGGCGACAACCGACCACGCACCCTTGGGCACACGGATCAGCTGGAAGTCGTCCCAGGTCAGGTGCCAGCAGTCGTCGATCTGCCGCATGTCCTTGTCCTGGTAATGCAGCACAGCGTCCAGCAGGTTGTGGGCGTACTTGGCGAACAGGTCGTCGGCCTCGGCGTTGTTGGACACCTCGGTGTTCGGCAGGCCCAGCAGGTAATCCCGCAGGTACTGCCAGTTCTTCGGACGGCGCCCGCTGCTGCGGTTGCCCTGGTAGTCCTTCACCGTGGCGATGGCGTAGCGGTGGCCCTTGTGGGAACCGTTGGCCGTCATAAGGATGCGGACCTCCTCGGCTCCGCTGCGGCGCTTGGCCTGCTCGATGCGGTTCACGACGTTGATCCGGGCTTGGCCCGGGTCGCACTCGTCGTTTCCTGCACACGAGTAGGCCAGGGAGTCCCCGTCGATCAGCAGCACCCGACCCGGGACGGGAGGGATGCGGCTGTCGATGACCGGGGAAGCCGCCGCTACCGCCGCGATGGCGTCAGCAAAGCGGCTCATGGTCAGACCCCCATGCCAGCCAGCGGATCCACGTCGGACTGGTTACCAGCCTGCGCAGCCGGTGCCGCGTCCTCGTCACCGCCGCCTTCCTCGCCGTCGCCCAGCTCGTCCGCCGGGATCGACAGGTCCACGCTCTGGCCGTTGTTGAGCAGCAGCGTGTACATCGGCGAGTCCTTGAAGTTGCGGGCCGCCTTGATCTTCTCCTGGAGCACGTTCTTCGTGCGGGCAGCCCGGGCCGGCTTGCCGTCCTTCGCTTCCTCGGCAGCGTACTGGCCCTCGATGAAGATCGAGTTCCACTGCTCCATGTCAGCGTAGTCCCAGATGAAGCACTTCAGCGGGGTGATCGGATCATCCACCTTCAGGGCAGCGAACTCGCCGGTGGGGCCGGTCTCGGGATCGACGACCTCGTAGCGCGGGGGCTCGATCTTCCACGAGCCGCTGACCTTGTCGAACAGCTCGGCGACCTTGCGCATCTTGCCGTCGTTGCCCTTGTACTCGCGGTGGATGATCGTGCCCTTGTAGGCCGAGCCCAGCAGCTGGGTGATGTGGCGGGCGGTACCGGCGTAGTTCAGCAGCTGGAACAGCTTGAAGAAACGGGCCTTCTCGTTCAGGCTCAGGTTCTCCTGGACCTTGATGATGTGCGGGTACTTCTTTCCGTCGTGCTCACGCGGCGGGTGCTTCGGACCGCTCACCTCGAAGTAGACCTCGACCTTGTTCTGCTCCTTCGGCGGGGCACCGTTGAAGCCCTTGGCGGGCATGTGCTTGCCCAGCTCCACGTAGCCGATCAGACGCAGGCGGCAGGGGCCAGCTTCGGGCGGCGTGAAGTCGCCACCGCCCGACTGGGCCTCGGTCATGTTGGTGGTCTGGGCGGCTTGGTCGGCGATGTTGGCGAACTTGTTGGTGATGCTCATGGTGTCTTTCAGATGAAGGAGATGATCTTGGCTGCGCCCAAGACGAAGGTCGTGGTGACGATGATGATCACGGTGACCGCAGCGATGCGGCCCTCCATGTCACCCGCCACCAGTTCCTGGTACGTGGTCGCACCGATCTTGCGACCCAGCAGATAGGACAGGTAGGTTTCCAATCGGGTTCCTTAGTTGAACGACGGGACGTGGCCCGCCATGTATCGGCTGCGGAGATCCAGGCGGATCTTCTGTGCCAATTCTTTGATGCCCTCGGCAGGCGATTCCTCGGACATGGACGAGCCCCAGGTGGTGTCACTCGGCACAGGCACCGGGACTTCCCACTTGAAGAACCACTCCATGAACTCGGACGCGGCTTCCATGCAGGCATGCAGCGTCGCGGCGACCTCGGTGCGAACGTCGTTGTGCGAGTCGGCGTACACCGCGTCGTGGACTTGGTTGATAAGCAGGCCAAGCCCGCCCCAGTTCCCGTTGCGGTAGAACTCGCGGACCGCCAGCCACATCGCAGCCTTGGCCCACTCTCCGCCTTCGCCCTGCGCCACGTAGTTCTTGATCTCGGTCGGAGAGAACGAGGAGAACGTGCCACGCTTGACGAGGTACTCGGGGGCCGGGTGCTCTTGGTAGCTGTACAGCTTGCCGTCCGGCGTGCGGTACGACGAGGTACCCAGGTTGCACATCACGCCCTTGATCTCGGGGTGCGGCACAGCCAGCCCTTGCGGACGTCGGTTCGCCTTGATGATCGCAGTGAGGTTCTCGTAGTAGCTGTCGATCTCGGGATACCGCAGCGTCTCCGCCGCGATCAGTTCCTCGATCTCCTCCACCGGCACGCCCAGCGAGGCGGCGATCTTCGGAGCCCCGGCGCCGTATGCACGCTGGAAGCTGAAGACCTTGGCGTTGGTACGCTTCTTGTCCCAGATCGGATCGGCCGGAACCTTGGTGCCGTCCTCGTTCTTGTAGCCCTTGCAGAGCCGGAACGCTTCCTCGTAGGGGATCTTCTCCTTCTGGCTGACGCGGACACAGTGCATGTCCAGGCCAGCCCGCAGGTCTTCGATCAGCTGCTTGCACTGCGTCAGGATCGCCTGGACGTACACTTCCAGGGCGGTGAAGTCCGACTGGATGATCGAGCCGTCCTTGCCGAAGCGGCTGATGAACACCAGCTTGATCTTCGAGCCTTCCCACTCCCCCGTCTTCGGGTTGAGCATGCCCTTGGACACGTTCTGGAGGTTCGGATCCGACGAGGAGAAGCGGCCCGTCACCGTCGACGTGTGGTTGATGCGGTGATGGATGATGCCGTGCTCGTCCACCAGGGACAGCATGCCCTTGCTCTCGCCGGTCGTTGGGTCCGTCACGATGTAGTACGTGGACAGATCCTTGGTCAGGGATTGCAGCTTGGCGAACGCATCCAGGAACGGGACGCCGCGAGTGGACAGCTCCTCGATGACCTCGCTGGCCGTCGAGTACACGCCGGGCTCGGCAGACTCCCACCGCTTCTCGGGCTTGGTGAAGCCAGCGAACTGGTACGGCGCCTTGACGCCGCGACCCTTGGGCTTGTCGAGGTTGTCGACCTTGACCTTCTTGGTCTTCGGCTCGCCAGCGTTCTTGCCGGAAGCGAAGCGTACCTGCTCGCGGGGAGATTCTTCAAGGCCATCGAACGCACGGAGTTCTCGGGCATGCCACTCGTCGACGTTCATTGTATGCCCGTCCGTCAGCAGGTAGTGCAGCTCGTCCTTCTGGGCATACACCAGCTCGGGCACCTTGAAGCCCGCAGCCTTGCGACCGTCGTACTCGTGCTTGTAGATCCGCCCGCCTTCCTTCGTGTCGTACTCGTGGGCATCCCACTGCACGGTCCCGCCGAAGATCAGCGCAGACTTGTGGAAGCGGCTCGTCCACTTGAACTCGAAGGGCAGGTCGGTCGGCAGGTACGCTTCGAGCGTGACGCGGCAGGCGTCGATGGCGACCTTCAGTTCCTCGGCCAGCTTCAGGGCCAGCGCCATGTCCACGTACATCCCGTTCCGCTCGATCTCGATCGTGCAGAGCAGGGCGCCCATGTTCAGCATGATGCTGTTGACTTGGCCGACCTCGCGGGCCCGCTTGATCTGGGCCAGTGCGATGTGCTCGGTGTTCTCGACGTCACCCTTGCGGCGGCCTTCCGGCGTGTCCTCGCCGACGAGGTATCGGACCAGCAGGTCGGGGTCGATGTCCGTCGTCTCGACTCCCGCATTCCACAGCAGCTTGACCTCGTCGATCTTGAGGTCGGCGCCGTAACGCGGGGCGATCTCGTCGAGGCTGAGCATGTGGTGCTTCTGGCCCATGCCTTCCAGCAGGTACTCGGCCAGCTGGATGTCCCAGATTTGCCCGCCGCCAGCGACGTAGCTCATCCACATCCGCAGGTTGTCCGGGTCTTGCAGGGCATGCAGCAGGTCGAACTTGATGTTCATCCCGGCCAGCAGCTTGGTGCCGAACGTCCCGGTGACGGGATCGTAGCGCAGCGGGTGGGCCAGCCAGCCGGGGCCGGGCTTGTTGCGTCCGAAGAAGTAGTGGCCGGTACCAGCACCGCCCGCATGCTTCCAACCGTGGACCACGGTGTGATTCAGGTCACCGAACGGCGTGGCCTTACGCTTGAAGCGGGCCTTGATCGTCGTCTCGATGTCCCACGAGGTGAGACTCATTGCTTGATCCTCCAACCATCGGGCACTGCGACCATGTCGAGGCCCATGAACTTCGGCTCCCAGGGAGACGGGCCCGGCACGTAGCGCGGGGTCTCCCACGAGTACGTGTAGGCCCGATCCTCAGGCTCGATCTGGTACTTCTTGAAGTCGGTGGACGAGAGCACGCGACTGTCCCGAGCAGAGATCGGCACCATGGTGATGAACCGCTGTGCCTCGGGGCTACTGATGATGGCGGCGTACTCGACATGCGTCAGCTCGATGAACGTGGGCTCGTGGCCCGACAGCTTCAGCGTCTCGATCCGATTGACCAGACGGCGGACGAGGCCGTCACGGTAGTGGACGATCATTTCTTTGGTTCCTTGAAGTATCCGCCACCGCACGGTGCGACGAAGCACTGCTCGTCATACTTGCGGTCGGAGAACACGCAGACCTCGCAGTCCGGGTGGCTCTTGATCTGTGCAGCCGGAGGCAGGATCACGGGGCCGGTCTTGATGAACTGGACCCGCTTGCCCTTGACCTCCAGCACCGTGCCGTCAGGGAGCATCGGCATAGCTGACCCCGATCTCGACGTAGTGGTGGCGATTGATGATGCAGGATTTGCCATCCTCACGGATACCTCGCCTGCTGTCAGCGAGACAACCGTCCGCCCGGTCGAGCATCGGCACCGTGCTGTTCAGCTTGTGTGCCATGCTGAAGGCGCAGTTGGAACAGCTGGTGTACTTTGGCGACGGCACGGCTTGATAGTGCCGCCCGTTTATCTTGATGACGTGGCTCATCGCTTGCTCCTCAGCTTGGCATGGTAGTACATGCTGAGCCAGCAGCCCAGCACGCCGCCGATGGCGACGGGGATGGCGGCCAGCAGCGTGCCCTGCTTGACCACCGTCAACAGCTGAGTGATCTCGACGACAGCCATGCAGGCCGTGGTCGGAGGCACCCAGAGATACCGGTCATGCTGGACGTTCAGCTGCTGGAAGGCACGCAGCCCGATGAAGATCAGGCTCGTGATGAACAGGAGGACGTAGCTCATCACGTATTCTCCACCATGTAGCAGACCACCGCCAGCAGTCCGAAGACCGCGCCGAACACGGCACCACCGGCGGGGCCGTTCTGTTCGTAGACCATGGCGAAGGCAGCAGCACCAGCGGCGGCGCAACCAAAGAAGTAGCTCATTGCGGAGGCTCCACAAAGCGAGAGCGATTGCCATCGAAGATGACCTCGCGATTGGGGGAAGACTTCATGCCCGTCCGAACCTTCTTGTTCTTGGTCGTGCCGAAGTAGCGGGAGTTGGACAGCGCGTCGTCATTCACCGCACCCATCGTGATGATGAGGTCAGCCGCACCTTGCTTGCCGGTCTTGCTGTCCTTCAGCATCGGCAGCGTGGGGAACTGGAGGCCGTCGCCGTCGGCGCTGATCTGCGAGTTCGCGATCACAGCGCAGTCGTGCTTCACTCCCATCAGGCGTGCCCACTGGTACATCCCTTCGAGCAGCTGGTCCGTGCGGGTGCCCCCGTTCAGAACCTGCCCGCCGAACTTGATGTTGTCGATCATGTCGAACAGCACCAGCGCAGGCTTGTGCGTCTCCATGATCTCCTCGACCTCATGGTTCCACATATCGTGGATGTCCATGATGCGGAGGACACCGGGCCGCCCGCCGATGGCCTTGACGTACTCCTCGCGGACCTTCGTCTTCCAACGCGGGTCGATGGACGGCTGGTTCGCCATCCTCACGAGGTCTTCCATCGTGGCATTCAGCGCAGCCTGGAAGGTGCGAGTGACGATCCGCTTGCCCGGTCCCTCGTTGTTGAACCAGAGGATGCTGCGCTTCTCGCCGGGGTACAGCGTGTCGACCTGCGCCGCCATGTGCGTCAGCTCGGAGGCACACCACGAGGTCTTGCCCTTGTCGGGCCGCGCCGCGAGGATGACGAAGTCGCCAGCTTGCAGCGGCTTGATGTGCAGGTTGAGGCACTCCATGCGGAAGTGCAAGCCGGTGTCGTTCTGCTCGGCCAGCAGCAGGTCTTCGATCGAGTCGAGCACCTGCGGGTTCTTGATCTTCCGCTCGACATGCATGTCGTACTGGTCGATCAGAGAGGCCAGATGCTGACGGACGTTCACGTCGGCGCCCTGCTGGTACTTGTCCAGCACCTCGGCAGTCTCGACCGCGATCTGCGCCTCCATCAGACGCTTGATCAGCCCGGCCTCGATGTCGGCGCTGACGTTCTCACGCAGGGCCTTGCCGATCAGGTTGTCGAACACGGCGAACTGCTCGTCCTTCAGGGTCGGGTGCAGCTGCCGGAACAGGATGTTGAAGGCGGACTTGTCAACGACCTTGGCGTCGGGGAAGTCCTTGAAGAACCGCCCGAAGTCATCGAGCAGGGTCTTGGTCATCGGGTCCAGTGCCTTGGGTGGCACGGCTCCACGATAACGGTCGAACCGCTCCCGGAACTTCAGCAGTTGCAGGGTGGTGAGGTCGAGGGACATGATTCTCCTTAGTCCAGCAGCTCGACGATCTTGGCCGCCAGCTCGCTGCGGAGAGCACGGCGACCCTGGGCGAACGCCTCGACCCGCAGCTTGTTGATCTCGTCCTCGGTCAGCACGAAGACCTGACCGGTCAGCTTGACCTTGGTCATCATGCTGCCGTGGCTGACCGGCGCCCACTTCAGCTTGAGCTTCTTGCGGACCTGCCGCTGCACGTCAGCCAGCACGCCCTTCTCGACGCGGTCCTGCTCCTTCTGGAAGTCCTTGTCCTTCAGCCAGCGGTCATGCGGCGGGTTGAGGAAGATCGGATCGACGGTGATGGGTTCGAGGCTCATGAGAGGTAGCTCCTGATTTCTTCACGGGTGTGTAGCTTGGGGTCGCGGGTGGAAATGATGTTGCGGTACTCGATGCCGAACAGTCGCAGCTGCTTGATGATCTTGGTGGCACCGCGCTGGCCTGCGGCGTCCGGGTCGAGCCAGACGTTGACACGCTGGCCGCGCTTCTCCAACTCCAGCAGCACACGCTTGGAAAGTTGGGTGCCTAGCAATGCCCATCCCTCCCCGACCAAGCCCACCTTGAACGCTGAAAGCAGGTCTTCGGTGAGTGTCGGGGAGGGCGAGCTGCCCCACCTTGGCAAGACATTCGCCTTGTCGACGGGTGGGGCCATGTATTTGGGTTGTCGGTTCAGTGATCGCGCCTGCCAAAAGACAGGGCACCCTGCGTCATCAAGTACAGGGAGCACAATGCGGTCACTTGGTGGGTGGTAGTACGCCCGAAGGGTGCCGAGTTCAGTTCGGCCCAGTCCGGCACGTGCCAGCCAAACGCGGAACGGTACGGGCCACTTGCCAACGTCGTACACAGCTGGCATGGGCAAAGACGTACCCGCCACCTGAATGATGGCATCACCTGCTGCTTGGGCCTTGAGGCGAGCCAAGCGCTCAGCAAGAGATTCGGGCGGTGGGGCACTGCGCCCAGAGTCGTTACACCGGAAGCAGTATGCACGGTAACCTCCCTCGTCTCGGGAAATGGTGAGAGTACGGCCATCCCCGCAATCGTGGTTGACACGAATGCGACGCCCAACTTCCAGGCCCTCGGCCAATGGTCGCCACGATTGCAGGGACAGCACGTTCTCTCCTTAGCCCTGGGTGGGCGACAGCAGGCCCTCGGCGGCCTGGATGTTGGCTTCCGTCTCGAAGACGGCCTGCCGATGCTTGATCGACGCGGCGCTCTCGATGCGGGCAGCTTGGTCCTTCAGTTCACGAGCCCTGGTCAGGGCATGGAGCTTCTCGGAGTCAGCACGCACACGCCGATCCGTCTCGATGTCGATCAGGATCTGACGATACTGCTCGAAGACGTAATCGGTCTGCTCGCGCAGCACCCACCGGAAGTCCCACAGGAACTGGGCGACGCGGTCGAATGCCTGCTCCACGAAGTGGACGACCCTGGAGAAGATGACCAGGGCCGCCACCAGGGCGAGCGAGAACCGCCCGCCGGTCAGGTTGCGGCTCATGGCGATTACTCGCCGACGACTTCGGACGCCTGCTCGGCGGGCTGCTCGTCGGCCTTGACCACCGACTTGATGGCCTTGCCGAAGACGATCTGCGTCTTGGCGTCGAAGCCGGTGCCGACCTTGACCTTGAACAGCGGCGACTCGCCCTCGACGCGCTTCACGCCTTCCAGCACGGCCTCGACGACCAGCTTGTCTTCGCCACGGCCGATCTCGACGGTGATGCTCTCGCCGCCGACCAGCGAGTCCAGGTCGACCTCGTTCTTCGCCAGCTCGCGGGCCTCGGCCAGCTTGATCTCCAGCGCGGCGATTTGAGCTTCCAGCTTGGCGACCTTGTTCAGTGCGGACATGAGAATTTCCTTTGTTGAAGTTACGGTGGTAAAGCCCACCTCGATAGCCCCATCGCTAGGGCTACGGGAGCTAGGCTCAGAGTCGTTTGATGAGGGCGTCCAGCATGTGGTAGATGCGGTCGGAGCGGGCCTTGTCGCAGTTGCTGGCGTTGATCCGCCAGTGCCGCATGGCGGCTCGCATGGACACGAGGTCGCCCCGGGTCACGCCGAGCAGGTCAGCCGTGTGTTGATGCAGGACGGTCTCCATGCCGTTCGCATACTCGACGGTGTCCTTCGCCTTCAGCTTCTCATCCAGAGACTTGACGCTGGCCTCCAGACCGACACGAATGGTACGCTCATTCTCGGCGTGCTGCGAGAACTGCGCCGCCCACTTCTCCAGCGACAGGATGCGCAGTTCCAGCTTCGAGTAATCCTCGCGGCTGACCCACGGCTGGGCCTGCTCCCAGGTGGTGAACTTCGCGAGGTCGAAGGCACCGTACTGGGTGAAGTTGTTCAGGTTACCGTCCTGGTCCACCAGACCCGAGTAACCCTCGATGCCGATCCCGCTGGCGTCGGTCTTGGTAGCGACGGCGGCGATCACCAGCTGGTTCAGTTCCTTGGCGATGGCAGCCACATGGCTCGGTGCGAGGAAGCACTGCACTTGGACGACCCACGTGCCCTCGTCGGCGTCGGGCTTCTTGACTTCGCGAATGCCCATCCACAGCGGCTTCTGCATCGAGTAGGCATGCCGCCAGACAGCACGCCGGACATGGGCCTCCCGGAGTTGTCGGTCATCGTGATTGCCCAGCTCATGGGACCGCAGCGTGCCGATGTTGAGGGTGGTGATGGTCATTTGCCGTACCTGTTCTGTCGTTGTTGCTGGGCTGCGTAGCCCATGAGGGTTGCTTGTGCTGCGAAGGGCACGGCCCGGCCCTCCTCAGCCGCTTCGATGGCTTGCTCGGCCGCAATCTGCACTGCGGCGGGTGCTTTCTGCTCACGCAGGGCATGGAGTTCCATGCGAGCCCGGGCCAGAGGGCTGAGGAGGTTCCAGTGTCGCATACTTCAGGGCTGTTGGTTCAGCTTCTCTTCCAGGTCTTGCCAGTACGAGCGGCCCTCGCGGGTGTCGCGGTAGTCGAAGGCGGCGTGCAGCGCCGTCGCGGCCTGCTGCCCGTAGGTCAGCGTGTTGTCCTCGCCCAGCTCCTTGGCTTGCTTCGGGGTCACGTTGCGGTTGAGGTAGGCCGCGCGGTGGGCGGCGCCGATGGGCACGCCACGGCGTTGCAGCCAGTTGGCGAAGTCGGGATTGGTGTTGGCGTACATGGCGCTCACTTCGGTTGGGGGTTGGCCGCGAGGCGGCTCAGATGGGTGTGGGCCTTGGCCCAGTAGGCCGTGCCCTCGGGCGAGGCACCCCAGCTGAAGGCGTAGCCCAGGACATCGGCGACGCGACCCGGCTGAGTCATGCGGCTCAGGCCGGACAGGTCGATGTGCCCCGTGACCTTGTTGGTGCCGATCACGTGGTCGGGGACGGCGCCGTAGGGCTTCAGCTTCTTGGCGTTCTCGACGAACTTGGCGGCCTGCTCCGGCGTCAGGCCAGCGGTACGCAGACTGCGGCGGGCATGGTCGGCGACGTAATCGCGCTTGGGCTTGGCCTTCGGGGCCAGCTGGAAGCGCTTGGCGTAGAACTGACCCTCGAATTCCTCGACGCGGATGAAGGGCTCCTCGGCCTTCTTGACGGTCAGCACGGTGCCTTCGATACGGGCACGCAGCAGATCCGGATTGCCGATGTTGGCGTTCGCCGTGGCGTCCTGGTTGACGACGACCTTGTCGCCGGGCTTGAAAGTGTTGGTGGTCATGTCAGTCCTTGGGATTGGCCGGACCCATCGGGTAGTGGCCGGGTGGGTGGGCAGCAGCCCGGGTGCCTTCACACAGGGCGAAGTCAATGGCGTCGCGGACGGCTTGACGTTCCTCCGCGTCGGTGGGTTTGGGGACCACGGCAGGCTTCAGCAGAGTCGGCAGGCCAACGGCCTTGTTGACGTACTGCCCTGCCTGCTTGGCCGGATCGGTCTGGTGGAAGTAGGGCGTGCGGATCACTGCGGGCTCCAGGTGTCGATGACCGGTTGCAGGGCGGCGATGACGAACAGCGCCACGGCGGCCCACTGGGCATCGTGATAGATGGCGAAGGTGCCCAGCAGAATGCAGAGCCAGTATTTGGAGTGGCGGTAGAGACGCATCAGATCGCTCCAGGTTGCGTTTAAATTGCTTGCCGGTGCCCTCGGATGGGAAGGCACTGGAAAGCGGCCCAGCGGGCCGTTTCGTGGGTCAGCGACCGGCTTTGACGACCGAGTCTTCTATGATGGCCGGCTTCGGCGGATACGGCCACGCGGCCATGGCCTTGAGGCGGCGGATCTCGCCGTCCCGCCAGTAGATGGCGTGGTTGTGGCGCAGGCTGTCACGATGCAGCCGGTCCTCGTATCGGGCACAGATGGCCCGGATGTCGCGGCTTTTCTCGTGGACCACGAAGGACAGCACGAGGATGACGAGCAGTGCCGAGACGAGCAGGCCGAACAGGATCTGCTCAGTCATGATCACCACCCTCGGAGTCAGCGCCCGCCACGATGATCGGAGGATGAGCCCGCAGGGCGTTGAGCAGGCTCTCCTGACGGATGCGTGCCTCGATCCGTTCTTCCTGCAACGCCGCAGCTGCCTCCAGGGCCTTGAGGAAGCCCAGGCGGTACGCGGCCTTGATCTGGGCGTAGTTGAACGACCTGTTCCCGAACATGCGGCGGGCCTCGAAGTCGTTGACAGTGGTTCCGGTGAGGAAGTGCCGGATCGTGTCGGGCACGGCCCAGCCTGAGGTGTGGCCGTGGGCCCTGATGACGATGGCCTCGAAGGCACGGCGGTCAGCGACGGGAACGTCCCGGATCTCCTCCAGGGCGTTGCACATGAACTCCGAACGCGGGAGTTTCTCGATCATCCGGCGCAACAGGCCGGAGCTAAGGCGGATCATGATGTCCTCCAGTAGGTTGATGGAGTGCAAACGCACTCCGAGGCCCAATGCGATCCGACGTTCAGGTTACGTCCTGAGGGTCTTCCCGGTTATGGGCTACGGGCTACGTTCAAAGCTGCTTGTCTCAATCACCTGCCCGGATCATCCGGTCGTCGGCTAGAGTTCGGGCCACTGCCCTAAGGTCCCGCCTATACGCAAGTCTGTCTGCAAGGCGTTCTACCAATGCCCTAGGGCACAGGTCAGGTACCGGCTATCTTCGCCAGCGCATCGATCGTCCCTCCTCGTTGGGCGGTTGTGGTCAGTCGTACTTCACCAGATCGATGACACGGAAGCCGGTCTGCTCGACCCGCTTCACGTCATACCCTTCTTCCGAGCGGGTCAGGTGTTCCTTGCCGTAGATGGCCTTGGCGATGCCGGAGTAGAGGGCGTAGCTGCCCGGCAGGGTCTCGTTGGTGGTGCGGCCGATGATGGCACGCAGACGCAGGGCTTGGTCGCGGGTCAGGGTGATCTGGACCTGCTCCGGCACTTCCGGCGTGATGACCTTGACTTCGGTGACGGCAGGGACCGCCGGGATGAGTTTGACGATGCTCATTGTGTCCTCACAAAGTGCGGATTGCACTGGACATGGCACCCTCAGATGCCATGCTCCGCTGCATTACGCAAGCCGCAACCATGCCGGAGGGCAGGGCGGGCCGTGGTAGCCATCAGCGCCCCAGTATCCCCTGGGCGGCTTCGGCGTCGGATCTCGCGGTTCCTTCCAGGGGAAGGCCAACCGCTCCAGGGCCAGCCGGTCCACCTTAGGCGGGTTGGGTCGCCGGGTCGCTGATCGCGGCCAGCGGGTCACCGGTCGTCTCGGGCTGGGTCGACTCGGCGGCCTTCTGGGCAGCTTCCTCGGCGGCGGCCTTGGCGGCTTCCAGGGCCTTGAACAGCTCGGGATCGCTGACCTTGGTGGCCTTGCCAGCACGGGCCAGCAGCGACTTGAGGGCAGCCTGGAGGTCGAAGACCTCGACGATTTCCTTCTCGGGCTGGAACTCGTACCACGGCGTGGCCTTGGCGTCTTCCAGCTTGGCTTCCTTGGTCTTGTCGTGCTTCATCGGGCGGGACTTGTCGTCCGTCACCGACAGCTTGCCGAAGGCCAGGAACCACTCGGCCATGGCATTCCGCTTGGTGCCCTTGGGCATCGTGGTCAGCAGGCGGTTGACCGGGCCGATGTCGCCGGTTTCCGTGTGGTGGGCCAGGATCGACAGAGCCAGCGTGTGGCCTTCTTCGGCCCACTGCTTGCCCTTGGCGGTCCAGGCGTCGATTGCCGTCATCAGTTCGGAGGTGTTCATGTGATGCTTTCAACAGATAACCTGCAAAGCGCAGGGCTCAACACACAGAGTCAGGGAGTGAGGTAGCCCGGTCTTGGTGGCGGCCAGTAGTTAGCTGGTCTACGCGCCTTGCACCCTAAAGCTACGTGCAGTGTGGAGAGGTATCCTAAGCCTACCCGGTGGCTAGCATGCGGCCAGAGACAGCACGCTAGGCGGACCAGATAGTGAGGTTAACCCTCTGTGTGTTGAGCCCTGAGTTCATCAGGGTCGGTGGCCTACGCTCAGGTCATTAAGGCATGACCGTCTCAGCTTCCACCCATCCTATCGCTAGGATCTCTCACACCCATTCCGCTTTGGCTATTCTGGCGTACTAATCCAGACACCTCACGTCTATGTCATGAGCATTGCACCTTGGGTCCGGCATGTACTCTCCGGTGACCAAGTGACCATCACTTCGGCATCCACTAGCTCTGTGCATAAAGCGTGAGCATCGCATCCACCTACTAATCCAGTCACACGGGCTTCAAAGGCCCTGTCGTCATGGCATCCATTAGAACAGATGCCAACCTACTTGTCAAGTACCCTAGCTCAACCCTAAGGGAGCCTGAGTACCCAACCGCTGATCCACAGCTTCGAGCCTTCAGTGTAGCACTGTCGGCTATCGCTTGTCAAGCTGCGGAGGACTCGTCAGCATACCGGATGAGTGTCATGCACTAGGCAATCAATCGTATCCCTCTACTGTCTGGTCCAGGCGACTCATGCCTGACTTGCTTGGTAGCCAGTCTACTACATTCTAGCCTACCTGTCAACCCGTAGCCTTGTGGTCCGTTCTGCTGATCCCGGCACAGCCTGAAGAGGATCAGTTACTAGCTACCTAGCTACGTGTCAATGAGGTGGACTGTACTGCATGTCCTGCCTACCTGTCAAGCGGTAGGGTGTCGTCCCTATCCGATCGGTCAGTCATCGATGTGATGTCTGTGTCGATGGGTTGGACTGTGCCACACATCCATTGCCGTTGTCAAGTGGGTGTCCGATGGCTTGTCCGTGCCTGCTACCTGAGCGGCCGTCCGTCACGCGGTCCGTAGGGTTGTCCGTAGCCTGTCCGTCCGGGCTGTCCCATCCGTCTGGTCCCTGCCGCCCTGGTGTCCCTGGTCCCGTCCGTTCCGACCTCGTCGAATAGATGACGGAGGCAATGGATAGACGGGCTTGCGCCCTCCCGTACCGCGTAGGGTCGTGGATAGTCCTGTTCTTATGCGGTACCAATTAAACCGCCAGCAGCCCACGGCCACCCTCGGCGCAGCGAGGAGACAGATGCCCGCTCCCGCCGCCGCACGCTCAGCCCTACGCCCACCCTGCCACCAGGGCCTGAGCCACCGGCAGCAGAGGAGCTATCGCACGCCCGCACACGTAGGCCCGCACGGTCCGCGCCCGTTGACGCACGCGAGTCGCACCCGCACATGCACACGCGTTCCGCCCGCGTCAACGCACCCGGTACGGGGTACGCGAGCACGCTGGGATCGGAGGTGCCCCCTCACAATCCCGGACCAATTTTGAGACTGGGTTACGCCAAGGCTACCACGAGGGTACCCACGACGCCACCACCCAGGGTTGCCAGAGCATCCCAAGGGTCCACGGTGTGCTTGTCGGGGTGGTAGGAGTCGTACTGCTCCTTTACCCACCCTACGAGGTTCACGCACGCCAAGGCCAGCCACGGGTTGCCCGTCACAAGGGCCACGAGGGCCCCAATGACAGAGCCACCCGCAGCATGCAGGACCTTGTCGTAGTGCCGGTAAGCCTTGAGCTTAGCCAGCATTACGTGCCTCCAGCACTTCGAGTCGCGCCAGGGCTTCTTGCAGGCTCGCCACCAGCAGAGGCACCAGCTTGGAGAGGTCCACGCTCTGGTAGGCAGGGTACTGCCCGTTCATGGCATCCTTCTGGCCCGTCACCGCATAGGGCACAGCAGCCTGGAGGTCATGGGCGATGAAGCCATCCTGTCGGGAGCCGTCCGCCTTCCACGCGAAGTTGATCGGGTTCAGGGTCTGGATGACCGAGGACGCGTTCACGAGGGGCTTGATGTCTTCCTTGAGCCGGTAGTCCGAGTTGGTGTTGTAGCTCGTCTGCGTGGTGGTCACGCTGATATTGCCAGGGCTGTTGCCAGCACCGCGGTACCACTGGGCCACGGGACCATCGTTGGGCCGACCAACATACAGGCCGATGCTGGTGGACCAGACCGTCCAGGCTTGGGTAGCAGCGTTCCACGAGGAGCCCACGGTCGTTGCAGCGATCGGGTCTTCCTGGTCGGAGGCGAGGCACACGGACCCGTTGGTGTTCGTCTTGATGACGTACTTCCAGGTGATCGTGCCGTCCTTGGTGCCAGCCGGGGCCGTGCGGATCATGAATTGGCCGCCGAAGATACCCAGGCTGGTCGTTGCGACACCACCCGCCACGTAGCGGTCAGCCAGCGGAGCACCACCGTAGTAGATATTCTGGCCGAGGAACATTTCGGACGGGCCACCCGAGGACAGGGAGCCACCCTGGAGGTCCACGGTATTCTGGGTCGATGCCCAGGGAGCCTTGGTCACACCAGCGTAGATGAAGCCAGGAGCAGTCAGCGGGCCGGTCATGGTGTCACCCGACTTGGCGACCTTGGTGCCATCGGCCACGGTGATGTTGGTCGAGCCATCGAAGCCCACACCGTTGATGGTCCGGGCCGTGGTCAGCTTGTCCGCCGTGGTGGCAGAGGCAGCCTTGGCCGTCTTGTCCAGCTTGGCGTCCAGGGAAGTCTGGAGGGTCGTGGCATCCGGGAGGTTGGTCAGCTTGGTCTTGTCGCCAGCGTTCATCAGACCAGCGGACGAGACAGTCGCAGCGACCAGGGTGACACCCGTGCCATTCGAGTTGGTGATCGGCTGGGTGGTGGCCGTCGGAGCATCGAGGGCCAGGTTGGTGACACCGCCGCCACTGCTGCCACCGGCAACCAGCAGCTTGCCCTCGGCATCCACGCGGAGGCTGACGGGCTTCTTGTTGGGATCGAGCACGGTCATGTCGTGCGAACCTTTCCTTCGTTGTCGACCACGAGACTGCGCTGCGTGATCGGGTAGGTAACGGCGGGCTTGGGGTTCTGGGTCGTGACCAGCTTCCCCGTGGCATCCACCAGGATAGAACGGACCTTTCCGTCAGGGCCGATCGCGGTAGTCGGGAACGTCATAGTGAAACCGCAGAGCGGCCTTGTCGTCGTTGCACTGCCGGAGAGCGGCACGCAGGGCCAGAATGCCCTCTGCCAGCTCGCCATTCGTGCGGGTTGATACCAGAGGTGCCGGGCAGTCCTGCATCAGCTCAGCGGGCGTTTCCGGGGCTGCCGTGGTAGCGCAGCCGCCGAGCAGGAGCAGGACGCCGAACACCAGGAAGGCGAGCTTGAAGTCCCAGTCAGTCTTGAGCCAGCGCACGTTGCACCTCCTCGGGGACGGGTTGATCACGCCATTCCGGCTGGGCCGTCAGGGCATTCTGGAGAGACAGGGCCGCCGAGGCCGCTGCGCGGGCGCTGGCTGCACGATCTCGCTCCCGACGGGCGGAAGTGGCGGCACGCTTTTTCAGAGCGTCCTGGGCCGTTTTGGCGGCTTGCTCAGCCACGGCCACTCGGGCGTGTAGCGAACGGATGTACCAGCCGGTCCCGGCCAGCAGCGCCACGGCGAGGATCAGACCTCCAAGCCGTTGTAGTCGAAGCATGGCTTCCTCCAGTTCTCGAAGCTCTCGCCGTGATCCATGGGCAGGCCGTGCTGGTCTTGCCAGAGGTGGATCATTTCGTGAGCCAGCGCCGCTCGGGCGAGGTTGACCGACAGGCGGTCGGAGATCAGGACACCATGGCCCCAGCACCAGCCCTCGTAGTCGGGGCCGGTGTAGCCCACGACACAAGGACGATACCCCACGGTGCCGCCGAAGATTTCACGGTTGAACTCGTGGAACCATTTGCGCAGCATGTGGTTGGTCAGCATCCAGACTCCCAGCCCTTGCGGTTGGCTTCGCGGCGAATGGCGAGGCCACGGAGTTCCACGCCCTTGGCATAGCGCCACTTGGGGAACTCGGCACCGGCGCCGTAGCAGTCGCCTGCGTTGATCTTCTTGAGCAGGGTAGAGCCAGCGAAGGCACCCTGCCCAACGTTGAACGTGAAGTCCACCAGCTCATCGTACTGGGTCTGCGTGAGCGGGACCTTGACGAGACGGCGGACGGCGGATTGGGCAATGGCCGTGTCCTCGTTCAGCAGCCGCTCGCAGGTGGACTGCGTGGCGGTGTCGCCCTTCTTGACTCCCTGCACGTGTCCAGCGCAGATGGTCCAGATCCCGACAGGGTCAGGGTAGGCGGTCTTGATGAAGCCGCCCTCACGGGTAGCCGTGGCGAGGAGCCCGGCAGCCGAGAGAGCGAGGACAGCAGCGGCCCGCTTGAGGACGGGCCCAGCCATTACGCGATGGCAGCGGCGGTGAAGGACGCCAGCTCGTTGCCTTCGGAGTCGCGGACACGGTCAGCCGCAGCGGGCTGGGTGTAGGCGATGGTGTGGGTACCGGCCGTCAGGGCGCCGGAGGCGGTGACCTTCAGGACGTTGCCGACGATGGCGATGGACTTGACCGTGCGGGCCGGGGCACCGCCGAAGGCGAAGGCCGACTTCACGCCACCCTTGGCCTCGCCCGACAGGGCGATCTCGACCGTGGTGTTGTCGGAGGTCGACAGCTTGCGGGTCACGACCGACAGGGTGACGGCGCGGACCAGCGGGGTCAGGGCAGCGGCGCAGGCGGTGAAGAACGCTTGCAGCTGCTTGGCGCGGGGCGACTTCTTGTCCGGGGTGGACTGGGCGCCGATCTGGACCTGCGAGATCATCATCGCGGCGAGGTTGCGCAGTTGCAGGCCGGAGGTGATCGGGCCGGGGGACGGGAGAGCATCGTAACGCATGTGGTTCCTTTCAGCGACGGCGTCGCAGCATTGAGTTACCCTGGCTCACTTGGCCGGGGGTCTTGTACCGATTGTGACCCAGGGGATCCTTGGTCAGTTCCTTCCACGCCCGATCCTTGGCAGCCTTCAGCTGCTTGTCGGAGTCACGGGACATGGCTTCTTGGAAATGCCGGGCGAGCCCTTCCAGTGCATCGGCCCGGTCGTCATGGACGAGGGCGTTGCGCTGGTTGGTCAGCTTGGCGAGTTGATAGAACAGCGAGTACGACTGCTGGGCGGCAGCGACGTAGGACTGGCAGTAGTGCTCATCCTCGCGCACGATGTCCTCGTGGAACACGATGGCCCCGCGACCCATCATGGGTGCGAGCGTGGCGATGATGCGGGCTTCCTTCTGACCGGACACCATGTCATCGTCGATCTGGCAAGTCGGCCACTCCTTGCGGAGCACCGGTGACAGGACTTCGCGGAACGCGCCGAAGCCCATGTTCTTCTCGATCTTGACGATGTCGACCTTGTACTCCTTGGCCTTGAGGGCCAGGAAGTTCAGCTTGTCGGGCGTGTAGCCACCAGCGATGCCGCCCACGGACAGCACGAACAACGTGCCGTTGAGCATGCCACCGATGGCCCACGCCGTCTCGTCACCATTCGCGCCACCAGCGGCGGGGTCGATGTACATGACGACGTGCTCGGGCTTGGCCGTCTCCGTCGATACCTCGTGGGGCATCGTCAGCTTGAAGGCGAAGCCCGCGGACTGGGCGTGTCGCAGCTTGTCCTCGGTCATGCCACGGACGACTTGCAGCGGCCAGCGATCCCCGGAGGGGCGCATCACGATGAGCAGCTCTGGCTTCAGCGGATACCGGAGGGCATCGCTCAGCGAGGTGTTCAGCATGTGCTGGAGCTGGAAGTAGGCAGTGCCCTGGTCCAGTTCCTTGGCTTGCAGCTTGTGCTCGTCCAGAATCACCGGGTCCATTGGCTGACCCTGGTCGCCCAGCAGCCCGCCACCAGTGCCCAGTTCGGGACGAGCGTCGAGACGTGCAGCGATGGTCGGGGCCAGATGGCTACCGTAGAACTTGCGCTGTTCAGGAGTCGGGTAACGGCCCGGCCAGATGCGGATGTGGACACCGCGACCTGGGAGGCTGTTGTAGATAGAGTCAAGAGTCTGGGGCGTTCCCAGCCAGATGATCCGACCCGTCGAGTTGATGGAGGTGAAGTCCTTGGTGATGTGCAGCAGCTTGGCCCGTTGCATGGGTGTGGCTGCGTTCTTCCCGGACTCCACGTCGTCGGCGATCAGCAGGTCGGCTCGCTTACCCTGGAGGTTGGAGTCGATACCGACGCAGGCCACGGAGGGCGACTTGTCGAGGCCCTTGAGGCTGTGGTGGATGTCGAAGGCTTCGACCGACGAGCGGTCGCCTGCCATCTTGTCCGGCACCATGCACTCCAGGATGTCCATCGTCGTGATCAGACGGACGACCAGGGTCGCGATCTCGGTGGCCTGCGTGCCGCCAGCGGAAATGATCAGGATGCGGTGGGCAGGGGAATGGATCAGGCACCACACTGCGTACAGTGCGGCAACCGTGGTCTTGGCCTGCCCACGCTGCGCCTCAACCATGAGGTACTGCGGGCCGTGCTCAAGCCATGCTCCGATCTCCTTCTGGATCTGCGTGGCCGAGAAGCCCAGCTCGATCATCCCATCTTCGAGGAAGGGGATGAAGGAGGGGTACTCAGCTTGCAGCAGTTCCAGACGCTCCCACCGGAGCTTTGCCAGCTCAGGGGATTCGCGCTGACTCATTGCATGAGACCGTCAGCGTTGACGCCCATCATGTGGTCCAGCTTGTCCTGGGCCTGTTGGACAGCGTCCTCGATGCCAGAGACGGTCTGCTTGCGGCGCAGGCGCTTGGCGGCCATGGCAGCTTGAAGGTCGGTCAGGGCTTCGTTCTTCGAGGCGCTGGCCGTGATGTTGTTGTTCTTCAGGAAGGTGATGCCCGCCATGAAGAAGGCGGCACTGGCCGTCCGCTTCAGCGGGGTCACACCGTCCTCAGCGAGGCCGATGGTTTCGCCGTCGCGAATGACCGTGGTCAGGCCACGGGCGATCTCGCCATGCAGCCCACCCAGGTCTTCTTCGGTAGCCTTGCTCATCGCATGAGTCCTTTCAGCCACTGGCTCAGACCCGCACGCACTTCCGGGAACAGCTTGTCCAGGATAGCGAGCAGGAGGTAGATGATGGTGAGGATGCTCACCCAGTCGTTCAGCGGGATGCCCGCGAAGTGCAGGCCCAAGACCGAGGTCGGCGGGGCCATCTTTGCCAATTCGGCCTTGGTGTCGTCCATGTTAATCCTGAGGTTTCTCCAGGCGAACCTGGAAGCGGTATTGCGAGTGCCACGCGGCGCGGACAAGCAGCTGATCGCCAGATGGGCCCACGATGTGGTCGACCTCATAGCGCTCACGCTGTACGCGACAATGCAGCATGGCCGAGTGCGTGTAGAAGAACAGCACGTCGGAGTTGCCCTCGTTGACCAAGCGAGGATCATCCACCCCAACCCTGACGCTGGTAGCGCCAGGGATGGTCATGGTGGTGTGTCGCTCGATACGAGAGTCGTAGTAGTAGAGGATGCCAGCGGTGGCGGTGGTCCAGGCGAGAACCACCGCCATGTTGGCATCGAAAGCGAGGCTCACCGTTTGAGCGCCGGGTGCCGGAGTGGTCCAGCGGATCACACCCTGCTCGTCGGCAACGATGATGTTGCTGCCCTCGATGGCTGCCGTCCAGCGTTGACTGGTACGCCCGATACCAGGGTCACCGATGTTCCGGCCACCGAGGACCGCCTCCACTGCCGGATCGTACGGTTCGTCGTACGGCGGCAGGAAGACAGCCCCGATGGGCCGAGGCGTCCACAGCGGGATCATGGGCTCCGCACCCAGCTGTGCCGGATGGTGATGGTGAACTGCTGGGTGTTGGTCTTCGGGATAGGGGACGCGAACTTGAACTGTCCGCAGGGCCAGCCCTGTCCTCCACCGAACGGGCGACCGCAGAAGAAGCCCAGCCCGCCGATGCCGCCCGTGACCACCTTGTCCGGGTTGAACACCACGACCGAATCGCGGTAGAACGACCCAGGCACGTAGGCGGGGAAGGACACCGTGCTGTAGCCAGCGTAGTCCGTGCCAGTCAGGTAGCCGGTGATCGGGCCGAGAGCCGCGTTGGCCGCGTAAATCTCGCAGGTGTTGATGTCGGCAGCGTGACTGGACTGAGCCCAACGCTGCGGGCCATCGCCCGCCCGGGCAGGCCGGAATGTGTACGGGTAGGCCGTACCGCTGACCGTCACCGAACCAGACACGTCGGTCAAAGGTTGGGTACAGGTCAAGCGGTAGTACACCGTCAGCTGGTCGATACTCGTCACCGTGATGGTGGTCGGGGTACCGGCACCGTCGATGATTCGGGCCCGGCTGAACAGGTTGTTGCCCGACGAGTCGCCGCACACACCCACCTCGGCGATGTTGCCGACCACCGACCCTTGCGGGAACTGGTACGACTTGTTGATCACCACGTTGTAGAGCGGAGCACCGGTACCGCTGACCACCTCGGACGTGTCCTGCACAGCAGGGCCGGTCTTGGCCTGAAGGGCGGTGTCGGACACTTGCGGGGTGGCAGTGCCGGTACCGACGACGCAGTACCAGATGCTTCCGTTGATGGAGGACGTGCCGATCTTGTCCATCCCCTTGTCGGTGATGAGGTTCTTCATCCAGCCTGTGGACTTCTCCTCCGACGTGCCTTGGTTGAGGACGAACATATATTCGCCACGGATACCGGTTACCACCTCGGTCATGTGAGGGTACCTCCTGGGAGTGATGCTGGTTGACGGGTCATCACATCGGGTGCCACGTCTCGCCAGTTGGTGTAGTTGATGTACGCGATGGTGACGACCAACGTGCCTGCTGTCAGGACTGCTGCGTTGCGTTGGGTCTTGTCCGGTGCCACGTCTCGCCAGTTCGTGTAGAAGATATCCTTGCGGGTTTCCTCGATCACGCCAGCGGTCAGGGCGGCCGGGTTACGGGCCATCTGCTCAGTGGTCGTGTACTGGATCAGGATGTCACGGAGAACACCCTCAGCCAGTTCAGCAGGGCTACGGGCAAACTCCTCGACCGGGAAGTTGCGGGTACCGCCGTCGGTGATTTCCGCAGCACTACGGCCCAGCCTGTCTTCGATAAAGAACGGTAGCAGCGTCGTCGTGTAGGTCAGGTCGCACTCGCACTCCGGCACCATCCGACTCATCAGCTCGCCCAGCTCCACGCTCACGAAGAACGAGTGCTTGGCAGATGGGGTCATGTTGGTCGCGGTGATCGTGGCCTTGTCCGCAGGGGACGAGACGTGGACCTCGCGAATGGTGCGGCGGAAGATGATCAGCCCATCCACGACACCGCCAAGGGTTGACAGGTCGAGGTAAAGCTGGTACTCTCCGTGCATGCGGAAAGGGGACGCCACGGGCGGCGGAGCGTAGTCGATGGGAAGGCTCTGCCAAACACCATCGACCCGGGCCTGGGCTCGCACGTGGGTCTTGTCGAGATACCCGCCAGTGAACTGGAAGTTCCAGACCTTCTGGTGGAAGTCAGCCTCAGGTCCCCAGTGGTTCTGGGTGTGCATGGTGCCGGTGAGGACCGGGCCATCGCCTGGGATGATCGTGTCGTGCCCGTTGACCCCGTAGTCGGCAGCCCATTCGAGGGCAACCATCAGCCCCTGGTCCGCATTGGACTGGAGGTGGGGTTGGGAGACACGGGAGGTTGGGTCTTGCGGATCCCGCCAGAGGGAGTACCGTGGCGTGACGCGACGGATCTCAACCTCGGTGGGTACGATGCCTGGGTTGGGTACCCAGGTGCCGGTCTTCGTGGCCTCGTCCCACTGGATGAGGGAGGGGAACCACGCGGACCAATAGTTCGTGGCAGTCCGCCACCGCACCTGGAGGTGGGATGGATCGAGAATGCCTTCGGGGATGTAGGTGCCAAGAGGCCACTTCGTGGTCCCGGGAGGGAACCCCTCGAAGTGGATCTTGACGAGCTTGTTGGTGATGATCATGCCTGTGACAACGCGCACTCGCACTTGCATTCAAGGTCGGTACGGTTGATCGCCTCCTTGAGTTCGATGACAGCGTGCATGGACTGCCGCGCCGCCGCGTTGCGAGACTCATCGGCCAGCAGCGAACCGCCGTAGCCGTAGAGGACGATGGGTGCATCCTTCGGGGTGTCCCGGTAAATCTCCACCATTTCACACGGCGGGAGCGCAGGGGTGACCTTCAGGGTGTAGTCATCAGCGAACGAGTTGGGGGTGACCAGCAGCGGGTACCACTTGCCGTCGAATGCCTTGTATCGCATCCTGACGTACTTGCGGTCGATGTAGCCATCCTTGAACTGGAAGGGCCACAGCGTCGTGCCCGGGGTAGGCTGGCACCAGACGGTGTAGCTGTCGCCGTATGCAGGGACCATTGTGTTCTCCAAACGACAAAAGGCCGGACCCCTTGCGGAGCCCGGCGCTTTCGTTCTTATGCGGTACCGAATCAACCACCCAGTGCCTGGATCGCGGGGATCAGGTAGGGCACGCGAGAGAAGGGCATGCTTCGCAGCAGCTGCTTGGGGTCAGTGCCATCCTTGGTGTTCTGGATACCCTTGTAGGTATCCTCCAGCAGCCCGGCGGCGGGTGCCACCACGTTGCCCAGGAAGCTCTGACCCTGGCCTGCACGACCACCGGTAGATTCACCCACCCCGGTAACCGAGGAGGTGACGTCCAGGAAGTCGCCAGCCAGACCGCTCATGGCGATGTAGTTCAGGGTTGCATGGGCGATCTTGTCGAAGGTG